TTTTTGTATTTCTTTTGCACACTCTACGGCTGCTTGTTCGTGATTTTCTAAATCTATAGGAGCGTTAAATATAGCCATCATCGCATCGCCTATATACTTATCTACCATACCTTCGTATTTTTTTACTGCATCAGATTGTATTGTTAAAGCCTGATTCATAATTTTGGTGACTTGTTCTGGATTCATGTGTTCACTCATTGCAGTAAATCCTCGAACGTCTGTAAATAAAAATGTGCATCTTTTCTTTTCACCACCTAGCTTCAACAATCCAGGATCCTTTTGTAAAGCTTTTACCTGACGAGGATCAAGATAGTGTTCAAACTGTTTTTTAATTTGCTGTCTTAGTTTGTATTGTTCTCTAAAGCGAATATAGAAAGCTACTGTGGCTGTAATAAATTGTGATAATAAAGTCCAGGTTACATCTACTAATATACCTTTTTGTATTGTAGAAACGCCATAAAAAGCCGTAGAGACAAAAACTATAGCAAAGAATGATATACCAGAGGTTATGCCAAAAACGTTTAATACAAGCCAAACAAACCCCACTGAAAATAAAAATATTAATAACTCTAAAGCAAGAGCATAATCAGGTATGTAAGGACTATCTTGTATAAGTATGGACTCTGCTAATGCTGCTTGTATTTTATGCGGTTCTAACAGTCCTACAGGTGTTGCTATTTGAGGCATAATGCCTTTTGCAGTAAAGCCAACAAAAACAAACTTGTTTTCTACATTCATTTCTTTCAGTGTAGTTTCACGTGGAACAACCCAAGAAATCCATTTACGGCCTAGACTATCTGTTTTTACCGGGGGTAATCCTTTTACTCTAACTTCTTCTACACCATTATCATTTGTTTTTATAACGTAAGTATCAGCTCCAGCTAAAACTTTTAATACCTCTGTACCGTATGCAGATACCCATCCATCAGGTGTACGCATCAACAATGGTAGTCTGCGAACTAAGTTATCTACGTCTGTTCTAGCCACAGCTATTCCTTGACTAGCGTTTTGTTTAAGAATTTTTATATTTTGTATAACTCCTTGAGCAGGTATTCCCCCTACGTCATCACCTAATATAACGGTGCCCGTGGTTGGAGGGTAGTCGCCCTTTCCTTCAAACATTGCAAGAACACTAGGAGAAAAAGACAATGCTTCTGCAAATTCAAAGTCTCCACCAAATCTATCTGGCTGTGGAAAAGCTAACACCCAACCCACACCTAAAGCACCTTTTCTAAGAAGATTAATGTGTATTTGAGCTAGTGTTTGTCTAGATAAAGGATAACCACCTTCATTAGCTATGTCCTCTTCTGTTATGTTTAAAACAGCAAAATTACCAGATTCTTCTTTTTCTTTTACAAAAGTATCAAAAGTTTTTAATTTTAATATTTCGTAAGCTACTGGTTGAAAATAATAAACTGATCCAAGTGCTAAAAATAAACTTAAAAATATAATAGTTTTTTTCATCCAGATCCTTGTTTAATCGTAATAGTAGTTGAAGAACCACCATTTATTTTTACTGTGTTGGATACTCCATCTTGAACTAAGATTACAGTATAGCTCTGTGATCCATCTAAATCTAATCTAACACTTTGATTTACAGATCTAATTAAACTTATATTTTGCCCGGTTATAATAGTTGTGATTTGTGTATCTTTATCTTGGCCTATTTCTGTACCAACAATACGAATACCTGCACCACCTTGTTTAAGTGCATCTTCTTCTTTAGCTATGGCTAGTGCATCCAACACATTAAGAAGATCTTCTAAAAAATTCACATCTAAATAGTTAATATCCAGCTCAGTAAACTCTAGCTCTTCTTCTGCATCAAGAAAGTCTTCGTTAAGATAGTCTATGTCTAAATCGTTAAAATCTAAATAGTCAGCTACGGTTTTTGTTTCTGTTTGCTCCAACGATTCGTCTGTTTGTTCTGGTGGATTTACAATCAGCATGTTGTCGATTAGCTCAAGCGTTATGTCTAGCTCTACAGGTGCTGTAGGATTGTTTTCATACACAGATACCGTAGTTGCCTGGTAGGGTTTGTTTAACGTCACGCTACCCATACCAGTAGACACTATAATTTCGCCGCTAGATATGCCATTCTCGTCTGGTAGTAGTATGACAAGAGATCTACCTAGTTCGTCTACTGTGCAAGTAAAGTCTGTACCACGTATTGCTATGTCTGCCGTAGGAGTTTTAATAGATATGTTACTTTTGTTATTAAACTTACCCGTAATAAATCGTGCTGTGCCACTGGCAAACTTTAAGGCCATTTTAGATTTTGACGGGTCAGGGTCATAAATGTATTTGTCTATAACTAACTTAGAGTGCTCTGTTAGTTTGACTGTAGAAGAATCTTCAAAGGTTATAGCAACTCTGCCCGCTTCTGTGCGGACATCATCCATTTGCTGAATGTTAAACTCTAATTCAGCACCATAGGGTTTATCTCTGAGAACTTGTGCGTTGCCTCTTACTTCAGATATAGAGCCTATATCAGCAAACGAATGAAGTTGTTGCGTCTGACTGAGTAACACAAACTGTGCCATTATTGCCATCAGATGTAATCTTAAGCCAGTCATTATCAGATGTAGATTCCTGATCTATATTAAATGTTCTTGTATTGCCGGTATGATCTAAATAGAAATAGCCACCCGCATATCCATCTCCATCATAAGTAACAACATTATCATCACCATCAATATCCATGTAATTAGTAGCACCATCAACATCTATAGCTGCGGTAATGTTGTTAGTATCTCCTTGAATAGTCCAATCTAAATCTAAGTTCGCTGCAAGTGCAGTCATGGCATGATTGAGGGTCATGGTATTTGTATTGCCTGTGACTTGTACGTTTACATTAGAACCATCGGCTCCAGTAGCGTTAGTTTCATCTGTAGACATATTAAATGTATTGGTATCACCTATAAATGAAAAGTAACCTGTATAGGTATCAGCCCATATATCACCAAGAAATTTGTTAGTAGATCCTTTTTGCAATATATCTAAAGTCATAGTTGCACCATCTAAATCCAATGGAGTCATATTAGAAGCACCAGCTGTAGCGTCTGATCCCCCAATAATGTTGCCACTACCTCCAACTTGCTCTATGTCTAAGTTAGACGTAGCACCTGATTGATCTATATATATCTCGTTGTCTGCTGTCACTACATTCAAAGATATAAATAAAAACAATAAGCTAACTACCGTTCTTCTTCTTCCAATAGCCTTGTTCATATCCTTCCTCTATTGTTTGCAAAACAGCCGTCTCGATAGCCATCTGTAAAGCAATATTTATAGACTCATTCTCTACCATACCGCTTTCAATTTCAACTAATTCGGTATTATTTGAATAAAATTTGAACACATCAGAAGAGACGGCAGCACTCAATATTGACTTAGTTACTAGCACTTCTAGCAATATTTTTCCTGTACTAACAGATACGGTACGCAAAGAAATTGTTACAGAGTCTTGCCTGTACTCTTTGGAAGCTCCAATACCTAAATATCTAGCACCTGCACCTCCAGACTTAACATTACTTTCATAACCTATTACACCACCTTCCATAATAAGACCAGCAAAAAGCAACGGTTTGACTTTTTGTTTTTCATCAAATGATTCTCTAGTTGTACGTATTAATTGTCTTTCTTTTGTTAAATTATCTAAACCTTTTCTTTCTACTACATCAAAGACGTTTGAATGTTTTAAAGCCCTAATTAAATAAGCATCAGGAGATTGTGTTATTGCCGTACTGAAACTAGCGTACTGACTATTAGATCTACGCTGTCCTGTATCATCTTTAAAAGATTTACCATATACAGCTACTACAGGTTTTTTTTCTGGTTCTGGTGATTCTGATAGTTTTGTCAGCAAACTACCAATTTGTGCTAATTCTATAGATCTAACAGGCGGTATGCCATTATCTAAAGGAGGTATTATTAAAGAACAACTAGAAAGAAAAAGAACCGAGAGGTACAGTAATTTCTGTTGTATTGCCTTCTTCATCTGTAATTATTAGTGTTACCTTATCGTCCTCAACCCTATATTCTATGGTATTACCTTCTAGTTCTAAAATGCCAAAATCAGATGCAGTTTCACCAAATAAATTATCAACTAATTGTCTGCTTAGTTGTGCATATATTCTACTCTCTAGATTACGTATAAACCTAGCTAATGTTGTGTTCTCTGCTTCTCTTTCCAAGTCTTCTACATAAGCCTTTATTTCTTCACGTATAGCTTCTTTTCTATTGAACTCTTGATTCTCTATAGTTAAATAATGACTTGAGGTATTAATACCTGAGAAGCTAGGGTTCTTAAACTTATGTGTCATTTCATCAGCTTGAACTGCCAACACAACAAACATGACAATTATCATAGAAGCTACAAGTAATATTTCGTCAGGTCTTTTAGGAGCCATTAGTCTTTCCTCTGATCGTCTCGGTCTGCTTTTGCAATCTTATTACTATCTATCAACTGCGGTACACCTAGTATGGTTTTGATAAGAGTATCTTGTCTGATTATCTCGTTATCAAGTGATCTAACTCTATCTATAAGTGCAACTAATATACCGTGTTGTGAGTCTAGTTTTGTTCCTAGCCTCTGTTCCATTTGCTCTATCTGATCTGCAACTTTATCGTCAAGCACGTCAACTTTAGTTTCCATACCGTCAATAATACGGTTGATGAGTTTCCATATAAAAAAACCTAAACCAAGTGCAGCGGCTATCGGGAAGCCAACTTCATTAATAAATTGAACTGCTTGGTCCATTAGTCTATTGGATTGTGAAGACCTTTCTCAATAAGAACGTCCCTGTTACGCATGTGTTCGGCTTCTACGTCTTTTTTTGATTGCCCGTGGTAGGCTACAGCCAGGTGGCACTTTACCATAAGTTTGTTTAGATTTACGCCATCTACAACTACATCACCTAAAACTCTACCAAATTTACCCCTGGAGTCTTTAAGTTTTGTTTGTATAACTACTTTCTTCCCATCCTCGATAGCTTCTTCTAAGAAAGCCCCAGCCATTTTTCCTCTAGCCTTCTCATCTTTGTTACGAGTACGTGACTCGGGAGTATCAATGCCATATAGACGAACGCGAGACTTATAAAGAATGTCAAACCCGAGATCCAGAACAACGTCAATAGTATCTCCGTCAACCACTTTTTCAACTGTGCAATTGTATTCATACATCAGATATACCTAGTGGCTATAATGCATGTGATGAGAACAGGATATATACCCCAGATAAGGGCTTCTAATCTTTTGAATTTTTCAGATCCTTCATCAAGTCTTTTTTCAATATACTCAAATCTAATAGCCGATTCTCTTTCGTATACTTTCAAAGATGTAAGATCAGGATCTTCTTTGGTCATTTGTCGTTTTTAACTCTTTCGGTTGTATAGGCCTCATTTACATCTGGAGTAGATTTATCATCTGCTACAAACTGACCTTCTTCATCTCTAGCCCTTACTTTAACTCTTTTAGTACCTGTTACTTTATCTACTATTCTGCTCCAAAGTCCCATTATTTTTCTCCCACTTTTTTAGTTACAGATTCTAATTGAGGTTCTTCTTTATTAGATTCCTCTGCCATTTTTTGTATCTGTTCCATAGTTTGTTTACGCAACATAGCTATGGCTTCTATTTCAGCACCTTTCCAGGCACCTCTCTCTGTAGAGACATCTATGAGTTGAAGAATATTTACAAAGTATTGCTGTTCCATAATTTACCCTAAAGTTTTAGTAACAGATGTCGGTGTAACTTTCTCTGCTATCTGTGCATCTATTGATTCTTTCAGTTTTGTAACTTCATCAGCACCAAGAGCAGCTTCTACCCAACCTTGTACTTTAGCAGCATCAAGACTCGACCAGTTAGTAAAAGATGATAAATCAGAAGTATCTAAACCCTGACTTCCATAAACTTCCGCAGTTTGTGGATTGCCATTTGAATCTTTATTAGAACTATCTGTCCCTGTAATTCTCCAATGTACGTTATGCACTACATTTGATTTACCGCTTTTAGTAGGGTAGGTGTCGCATGTAGATACATCCCAAGTATAATTTATTGCCATATTGTGTTCTCCTTTATTGTAGAGTTTCTATTTGTTTTTTTAATTGTTCTATTTGTTCTTGTTGTTCTTGTATAGCTTTAACAAGTAATGGAGTTATACGACCATAATCCATTTGTTGCATTTCTGGTTTGCCATACTTATCTATGCCATCTTTATCACCAGTCACCGCATCAGGGAAAACCTCCTGTGCTTCATGTGCTAAAAATCCTTCTTGTTCTATGTCATAGTGTTTCCACTTAAATTTGATAGGATTTAACTTACTAAGCCTTTCAAGACCATTTTCCAATGGTCTAAAATCTTCTTTCATTCTGTAGTCAGAACTTGTGTTATATACTGTAGAGGCACCACCTCCATTTTGAACAGAACCTGCATCGTTGTTACTTGCATCAAAGAAATGTATATATCTTTGGCTGTTACTGGTAACTTTCATTTTACAAACTGTATGGGCAGATTTACCTAATAGATGTAAAACTCCCTCATCATTTGAACCGATAGTAGATGTGTTGTTAATTCTTAAAGCACCATCATGGTCAAATCTTGCTACTTCTGATGGACTAACTGAACCTGTATTTACTAAAAATAACATATGACCATGTGTATCACCACCTGTTGAGTTTTGTTTTAATCCGTGAATTTCTGCAAATAATCTAGTACCATCACTTGAACTAGCATGAAAACCAGCAAACTCAATTTTACCGCCATTGCCTGAACCACCGCCAGCAGTGTTGTCTCTTAGTCTAAGTCTAGGATCAGATGTAACTACTTCTAAAGATACATTTGGAGCATCACCTATTCCTACGTTTCCAGAATTATCAATACGGACTCTCTCTGTGCCTGCTCCTGAACCTGTTAAAAATTTAAAAACATCAGTTGAATTATCACCATGCACATGAAAAACAAACTCACCATCATCTGCTATACCAATAAGACCTAACTCACTGCTATTTTCTAGCCTGATATGATTTTCTTCATCGCTACCAATAATTAATTTTCCGTTTCCTAGACTTGTAACACCCAAACCCAACTTACCATCTTTATCTAGTCTCATCTTTTCTGTAGCAAGTCTAGTTGTAGAGTTTGTGTCGAAAGCTAAATGTGCTGGACAAGAATTACTAGAAAAGTCTGCTTCTGCTACTACTCTAATATTTACAGCACTTTGCGAATAATCGCTTCCGTCAAAAGGTGTACTAGCGATTCTTAATAACTCTGTTCCAGAAGTTGCAGCAGTAGGGCTACTTGATGTTCCAGCAGCAAATTGAACATTGAACATGGGAAGCTGTCCAAAAGCATCTAGTCTTATTCTTGTGTCTACAGCCCTATCGCCATTAGTAATATGAAGTAAATCTCCAGGCGTGCCTGTGCCGATTCCTACCGCATCTGCACTACCATCAACAAAAAGCATATTTGGCACACTATCGGATTCAACTCTAAAGTTTACATCTATAGCATCATCATTAAAAACAGCTTCACCTTCGTTGAACTCAAGTCTATTGCGAGCAGTACCAGCTACCATTGTTTTTAGTGTTAATTGTGCATCTTCTGTACCATCAGAAGCATCCCTTATTCTTGTCAATATTTGTCCGTAAATTACATCTTCAGAGTTGTCATTTCTTCCCTCAAATTGTATTTCTCCTAAGAAATCATCATCGGCTGCTGAGGAAGAGTTTCTATACATTCTAAGATTAGGACCAGCATTAGCATCTGCATCTGTAGATATGAGAGAGAGTGTGTCTGTGTTATCTGCTGTTGTTATTGTGGAAGCAACACTAGAAGTAAATCCAGCCATTTTAGTAGTGCCAGCTAAATTTAAATCAGTAAAAGCATCTACTACTGCTGCTCCACTACCAGCACCATCTAAATAAACTGCTTTTACATCACCTGGGGCTATAGTTACGTTAGCTCCAGAACCTTGTGAAATTATTATGTTTTGAGATCCGCTCGTTCCATTTTCTATGAATTGCATCCTTTTCATAGTGTTAGGGGCAATGGTTATAGTACAGGCTGAATCTAGTGTTCCTGTATATTGGAGATACATAGATCTGCCAGCATCAGAACTACCATCAGCTACTGTAGTAGTGTGGGTATCTGCGTTAGTAGTAATAGCTTCAGTACCAAACCCAAGTGCCTCTCCAATTAATTCCAGGTTGGTATTTGTGCTTGTGCCCCAGGTTCCTGACTCATCACCAGTTGCAATTTCTTTAAGTCTTAAATTATTTACATAAGTGGCCATTTATTTCTCCGTTCAATTGATTATATTACCTTTCTCTTGCATAGTTAAGCAACATCTTCCCAACCGGGAGTTTGAGTTTGATCTATGGTAGTAAAACTAGATGTTTGTGTATCTGTAATATCGCTATAATTAGGTGTCTGTGATTCATCTATAAGGCTCCAAACAAACGGCTCTCCAACTTCTCCTGTTGCTGAAACACCTGTTATTGATGCTGTTGCTTTAGCTACAATAGTGATTGATCCTACAGAACCTGTTGCAGATACGCCATCTAGTGTAAATACTTCATTATGATGTACTGTTACAGAGCCTACAGATCCTGTTGCTGAAAGCCCAGATACAGGCACGTTTGCTTCGCCGTCTACATCTACAGATACTGATCCTAATGTTCCTACGGCACTTGGTAAAGTTGCTACTGCTGCGCCATTTACACCTACTCCTGATACGGCTCCAGTTGCAGATTGTCCAGTGGGCGTTACATTAGCCTCTGCGTCTATGGATGGCGTACCTACAGCACTTGTGGCCGATTGACCGGATGGTGTGACGTTGGCTTCAGCATCTACTGTTAAAGATCCTAATGCGCTAGTGCCTGTCTGTCCTGAAGGCGTTACGTTTGCCTCTGCATCTATAGAAATAGTTCCTACAGCAGAAGTACCAACTTGTGAAGCAGGCGTTACATTTGCTTTTGCTACAACGGTTAGAGAACCAACCGCACTGGTAGCTGCCCCTGGTGCTGTGAGAGTAACGGGTATAGGTTCGCCCCAAGCACCCTCTCCCCAGGTTCCACGACCCCAACCTGTTATGTTAGCCATAGGCTACTAAGCTATTCTAATAATAGCTGTGCTTGCTGCTGCCGCAGGGAAAACTATTGTGAAGTCTCCAGCTGTAGATGTTTTATCTCCGCCAAAATCAATAGTAGCAACAGATTTGTTACTGTCAGTTGAATTATAGATCATACATCCTCTAGCAGTTATGGTGGCTGTACCAAAAGTCAAATCAGCAAAATCAGTAAAGCCTGTAGTTCCACCTGTAGTTGGATCAACTCTTGTTAAATTTGCTCCGCCAGAAGTATAGTTAGTTCCTGACGCTTGCCCGGTAGTAGTAAATGCAGTAGTAGTAGCACCTAAAGTAGCTGAACTTGTATATAAAGCTAGTTTAAATGTATCTCCACCTGAGTTTTTAAAATTATGAACAGCTTCTAGCAGCTCCTTTTTGAAGCTGGTTGTTAATGTTGATGTGATAGCCATACTTATATCCTTTTTACAATTTTAGCTAAATCTTCTTCTCCAGCTTTTATAAGCTCTTGAATTAAAGTAGCTTTATAAGATTTTATAGCATTTTTTATGTAAATCAAACTGACTTGTTTTATCTGCTCTTCATAGGCTTTTGCTTGTGCTTTTACATGCGGCTCTAATTCTTCAGAACTGCCAACTATTTTTTCAGTCAAACGTTCTGCCCAAAACTCTGGAGGGTGGCCACCAAAATTAGATGTTTTAGTTTCTATCACACCTAAACTTGGAATTGCTGTAGGAGTTAATTCATCTACCATTCTTTTGGCTCCGGTGGTTTTAGATGATTATCGTTTCTATCTATAAGAATAGGTTTTTGTTCTTTTACTTCTTCTTGCAATGCCATAGCTTCGCTTTTTTTCATAGATGTCATAAAACCCTTTCCATCTGACATAATTATTAAAGGATCCTGGAGTCTGTGGTATCCGTATAATTTTTCTTGTGCAAGAACATTGGTATCTAGTAATCCACTAGATTTTGCTACTTCAATTTGAACTCCAAGGTGCATAGCTTTAGATAGCCAAAACTCCACACAACCTCTACCAGCCTCTGCAAAATGTAGATTACCTTTATAACTAAAATCTATTCCAAATAGTTTAATCGTTGATACTTTGTTCCACAAAGCAAAAGCTATTGCATAAGCAACTGTGTTATTCAAATAACAACAATTAAATTCTTTTAATATTTCATTAATTGGATATTCAATTAAGTTATTACATCTATCATCTAGTTCACAAGTATAAATAGGTTTATCATCATTTAATAAAACCTCTGTCATTGCATCTGTTTGACCGCCAGCATCATCTGTGTCTAGAAATCTACTAACCGGGTCCATCATAAAGGTTCTGTCATGAAATATTACAGATCCTACTGCATTGATAGTCCAGACCTCATCAAATTTTGCTCCGTGTGATTTAGCTAAATTATAGTCTAGCCAACTTTCTCCTAGTCCGACAATAGCTATACTCTTGCCCTCTAAGCTTTTAACTCTCTCCATATTTCTCTCCTTATGTTCTTTCGCTTCTTAATGAATCATATCTATATTCATCTCTTCTTCCTCTAGCTTCAGCCATATTTTTTAATCTTTGAATTTCTTGTCCAAATCTAGTTTCATAAACAACTTGCATTTCTGGATCACCTTTCATAAACGTAGAAGCTTCTATCAATGATCCGTAAAGCAATGCGTTACGAGCATTGTTTGACATCCATGTGCCTGTAGTTTGAGAAGTTAGACTTGTTGGTTTATATAAATAATGTAGCTCAACATTATAATTCTGATCTGGAACAGGAGACACGATTAAAGTGGATCCATTGTCGCTTGCAGTAGATAGATCTTTATCAAAGTCTGCATAATATAAAGGTCTGCCTCTTTCTGAACTATCAACTGCGTCATTAGAATACTCACGCATAAAGCTAGTATGTTTTTTATCTAAATAGTGATAATCGTTGTTACTATCTATTACAGCTAGAGAAAAGCTAAGTTTGTAATCTGTTGGAGCTGTAAGATAAGTATTACCTGTAGTTAAAGCACCTGTTACATTTTTTCTAAAATAATCAAATTCAATTAACTCTGCGATTCTTTCTTCAGTATTGATGATCATATCGTTTAATGTATTAACGAAAGTTGTTTCATCGTTTTCTGTGTAATTCTGTATTAATGTTTTTAATTCAGTTAACGTCATGTCGTGATTGTAACCTCCCCAACTGAGCCTGTCATTTCATCTACAACAAAATTTGACCCAACTATATTTGGATCCATAGAGTTGCCCTTAGTAATATCAGTATAAACCACTACAACAAATCCTTCACCCACACCAACATCTTGGTTTGGTCTAGGTTTGTAAAGAGCTTCAGGATCTATTACGTGGGGCAGTGGTTCTAATTGAGGATGTTTTGGTTCAAAGCATGTAGGACAAGTTTTTAATCCATTCCATTCTTCTTTGAGTTGATTTAATTTATATTCAAAACCACATCTATCGCAGATAGCTTTTGCACGTTTACCAACTGCATATGTCATTTTTATGCAAAGGATTTATATCCAATTCTAAATGATGCTCTATCCTCGTCTTGACTTTGTGCTCTGTCAAACTCTTCTTCGTACATTTCTTTTAAAAGAACAACTCTTTCTGGTGCTCTTTTGATAGCTATGTAATATGCAAGTCCAGCTACAAAACAAGGATAAAATCTAAAAGGCATATCCATAGTGTTAGTTCCTTTATCAGCATCATCCATTCTAACAATCTTATTGAACACTAATACATCTGTACTATTCTCAGGAGAAGGCCATATTTTTAATACAGGAGTATTCAACTTGTCTAGAAAAAATTGAGATGGTCTAGATTTAGTTGATTTAGTTGGAATATTCAAATACTCACTTCTACTGATTCTGGACATTTGTAGATCTAAATCTGTCCCGTTAGTATTTCTTCTTATAGAACAATCTAATATATCTATAACATTAGCATTTAAGGTGTAATCAGTTTGACCTTCAGTAACAGTTTGAGTAGCTTGTTCTATAGTCCACTG